GCTGGTGGAGGATCAGTCGGCAGGTATGGCACCTTCGGACCTAACTATGGCATCCCGCAGCGTGCGATGGGTGGCTCAGTGATGGCAGGACAGGGCTATCTCGTGGGCGAGAAGGGGCCTGAGCTGTTCATGCCGGGTCGTAGTGGCGGCATCGCCCCCGCAGGTACCTTCGGGGGCCTCGGAAATATCGTGGTGAATGTCGATGCTGGTGGCAGTAATGTGCAGGGCGACGGCGCACAGGCCAATGCACTCGGTAAGGTCATTGGTATTGCCGTTCAACAAGAATTGATCAAACAGAAGCGTCCCGGAGGCTTGCTCGCCTAATGGCTACTTTCCCCGCTATCACGGCCACCTACGGCGCCACAAAGAACAATCAGCCTGTTGTTCGCACAGTGCAATTTGGAGACGGCTACCAGCAAAGACTTACGTACGGCATCAATCAAAATCCGAAGAGTTGGGATCTGACGTGGCAGAACATCACCGAAACTAACGCTGACACCATCGAAACCTTCCTGAACAACCGCGCTGCTGATAACGCCAGCTTTGATTGGACCCCACCTGACGAGGCAACGTCGTATAAGTGGATTTGCCCGCAATGGAATAAAACGATCACGTATAACAACCGCGCCACCATCACGGCTACATTCCGCCAGGTCTTTGAGCCTTAAACTGCTAGTACAGGAGACTTTCCATGAGCACCATCGTCACCCGCGCCGGCAAAGGCAGCCCACTGACCCACACCGAGCTGGACGCCAATTTCACCAACCTGAATACCGACAAGGCTGGTTACATCACCGGAGAAGGCGGCACGGTCACCCAAGCCACCAGTAAAAGCACTGGCGTGACGCTCAACAAGCGTTGCGGCCAAATCACCCTGAACGGCGCCGCTTTGGCAGCAGCGACCACGGTGTCGTTCACGCTAACCAACAGCACCATTGCCTCCACTGATCTGCTGGTACTCAACCACGTCAGTGCTGGAACGGCAGGCGCCTATCTTCTTAACGCTCAAGCCGGTGCAGGTTCTGCTTCGATCAACGTCCGTAATATCACTGCCGGCTCGTTGTCCGAGGCAATCATTATTGGTTTTGCCGTCATTAAAGCTGTCACGGCATAACGCATGGCCTACGTTGTAACCGGCTACTGGGATGCTGGTTACGTCACCAGCGACAGCCAAGCCAGCCTCACTGCCGCATTACAGGAGATCGCTCCTGGTGCAGTCATCGAGCTATTTCAGCTCGAATTGAATGCTGCCCAGCACGGCGTTGACCAGACGTATTACTTTCACGCTGGTTTCAACGAAGTTTTGACAGACATCATTTGGAACTCGCAGGCGTACCAAGCACTGCCAATCGAGGCAGAGGGTTTCGAGTACAACGGCAACGGCCAACTGCCGCGCCCAAAACTGCGTGCATCCAACCTGCTGGGCTCAATTACCGCGATCCTTGCCACTTTGCCAGAAGGTTTAGAAGGCGCCAAAGTTACGCGCATCCGCACGCTGAGGCGATTTCTTGACGAGGAAAATTTTCCGTCTTCTGATGTACTGCTTTTGGAAGATGGTTTTGTGCTGTTGTATGAGGATGGAACGTCCATATATCTTGAGCCCACGAATGCAACCGCCGACCCCTACGCCGAGTGGCCACGCGAGATTTATTTCGTTGATCGAAAGTCAGCCGAAACCCGCGATGTTGTTGAGTTTGAACTGGCCTCCGCGTTTGATCTTGCTGGTGTGCGAGCACCAAAGCGGCAATGCGTGACACGGTGCCAGTGGGTTTACCGCTCTGCTGAATGCAGCTATGCCGGCACCAACTATTACAACGAAAACGACGAGGTGGTTCTGAACGCCAGCCAAGACGTTTGCGGCAAGCGCGTCGATAGTTGCAAACTGCGCTTTGGTCAGAACGCTGAATTGCCTTTTGGTGGTTACCCCGGCATCGGCACCTATTTCGCATGAGCTGGCGTGATGCTGCTTTAGCCCACGCGCAGGCCGAGGATCCCAAAGAAGCCTGCGGCTTGGTGGTGGTGGTGAAAGGTAAGGAGCATTACTGGCCATGCAGCAACCTCGCTACCCACGCCGAACAGATGTTTGTGCTGGCACCAGACGACTACGCCGCCGCCGAAGATGCCGGCGAGATTGTTGCCATCGTCCACAGCCATCCGATCACACCAGCCATCGCTAGCGAGGTGGACAAGGTAGCAGCCGAAAAAACTGACCTGCCTTGGCACATCGTCAATCCCAAAACCAATGCTTGGAGCACCTACACACCCAATGGATACAAGGCACCACTGATCGGCCGTCAATGGGTGTGGGCTGTGCAGGATTGTTGGACGTTGGCGCGTGATTGGTACGCCGAAAACGGGATCGAACTCCGCGACTGGGACCGCCCATTGGATCCCACGGAATTTTTAGCTGCACCCATGTTTGAGGGATGTTGGGCTGCGACAGGTTTCCGGCAGCTCCAAGACGACGAATCACTGGAGCGCGGCGACCTACTGCTTTTGTCGATTGGATCGCCCAGCCTCAACCACTGCGGCGTGTATTTGGGCGACGGGATGCTGCTGCATCACCTGCAAAATCGCTTATCGACTCGTGACTTATACGGTGGCTGGCTCTTAAAATGTACAGGAAGGAGGTTGCGCCATGCTCCGTAAGATCAAGCTCTACGGACTGCTGGCTCAGTTCATCGGCAAGCGTGTGCTGCAGGCAGATGTTGCCAGCGCCGCCGAAGCCCTGCGTTTTTTGGTGGCTAACTTTCCCGCCGTTGAAAAACACATGGCGGACCAGCATTACCGCGTCACTGTCGGCAGCGAAGATCTAACCCTCGATCAACTGCACGAGCCCACCGGCCTGCAGGACATCAAAATCGTCCCTGTGTTGACTGGTGCGGGTGGAAGCACGGGCTCCATTCTTGCTGGCGTGGCGTTGATTGCCCTAAGTTTTGGCATTGGAGCCATTGCATCTGCCGGAGTGGCACTAGGCGGTTTGGCTGGAATTGGCACCGTCGGAACCGCATTTGTTGGCGTAGGTGCCAGCTTGGTCCTCGGTGGCGTCGCGCAACTACTGAGCCCAGTCCCCACTGTCACACAGGGCGCCAACAGCAATACAGACCCTCGCAAGAGCTACAGCTTTTCTGGCATCCAGCAAACTTCACGCCAAGGGACACCCGTTCCAATTTGCTACGGGCTGACCTTGACCGGCAGTGTTGTCATCTCTGCTGGTGTTGATACTGAACAGGTGAAGGCATGACAATCATTGGCGCAGGCTTTGGCAAGGGCGATGGTGGCGGCAGTTCACGCACGCCAAGCACGGCTAAAGACAGCCTTGACTCGCGTCAGTATGCCAACGTTATTGACCTGATTTCAGAAGGTGAAATTGAAGGTTTAGTGCAGCAAACAGTCACCATCGATGGCGTGCCAACTGCATCAACACTTCCCTCGATTTACCTCAACAACACGCCAATCCAAAACTTAAACGGCACCTACAACTTTGAAGACGTTGAAATTTATACCCGCAACGGTACGCAAAATCAAACTTACATTCCGCTCAGTCCTGGCGTTGAAGACGAGAAGCCCGTTGGCCTCACAATCGTCAAAGACGTTCCACTGGTTCGCAGTATTACCGATGTTGATGTTGATGCTGTTCGTGTAACCATTGCTATCCCTGCACTTCAGCGGATTGACCCCAACACCGGCAATACAAACGGTGCATCTGTACAGCTAAAAATTGCTGTTCAATATGCTGGCGGCGGTTTTACCGATCAAGCAATCGGATTGAATGGTGCCACCACCGACACCATTACAGGGCGTACAGGCGACGAATATCGCAAGGACTACCTGATCCAACTGACACGCCCAAACCCCAGCGACTCTGTTGACATTCGCGTTACTCGTGTAACCGCCGACAGCACCAGTGCACTACTCAGCAATGCCTTTAATTGGCAGAGCTACACGGAGATCATCTGGGCAAAGTTGCGCTACCCCAACAGCGCCCTTGTTGGCCTGCGTGTTGATGCCGAACAGTTCAACAGCATCCCTAGCCGCAGTTACCTCGTCAAAGGCATCAAGGTGGCAATCCCCGCTGGGGTGAGCGTTGATCCGCAAAACGGGCGCATCATCTATCCCGAAAATTTTGTCTGGGATGGAACGTTTGCTGCTGCTACCTGGACGGCGTGTCCCGCTTGGATCTTGTACGACTTGCTGACAAGCAGCCGTTACGGATTTGGCGAGCACATTGATGCTACCCAACTAGACAAGTGGGCATTTTTTGCCGCGTCGAAATACGCTAACGAACTTGTTGATGACGGCTTTGGTGGCACGGAAGTTCGTTTTTCTTGTAACGCCACAATCCAAACCGCCGAGGAAGCCTACAAGCTCGTCAATGACCTTCTTTCGGTGATGCGTTGTCAAGGCTTCTGGAGCAGCGGCAGCATGACAATCGCGCAGGATCGCCCCTCTGATCCGGCCTTCCTGTTCACTGCTTCCAACGTCACCCCTGAAGGTTTTAACTACAGCGGCAGCAGCCTAAAAACCCGCCCCAACGTTGCAGTCGTTAGCTATCTGGACATTGGCCGTTACAACAGTTCGGGCGTTTGGCAACCGGGGCTTCGGGACACAGCCTACGAAGTGGTCGAAGACACCGAGGCGATTGATAAGTACGGCGCCGTTCGCACTGAGATCAGCGCCTTTGCCTGCACCAGCCGCGCACAGGCCAACCGCATCGGTCGCTGGCTCCTCTATTCCGAACGCTACGAAAAGGAAGTCGTCAGCTTCACCTCAAGCTTGGATGCCGGCCAGCAAGTGCGCCCCGGCCAGATCATCTTGATTGCCGATCCAGTCAAGGCTGGTTCCCGTCGCGGCGGTCGCGTCAACACTGCCACCACAACCGTCATCACCGTCGACAACACATCTAATACCGATCTCTCCTACAGCTCCGGCGCCTCAACACTGAGCGTAATCCTGCCCGATGGCACGGTCGAACAGCAGCCGGTGCTCGACATCGTTGGCGCAGACATCACCGTAACCACCCCGTTCTCAGTAGCCCCAAACAGCAATTCGCTGTGGGTACTGGAAAGCCCCACGCTTGAAACATCCACTTGGCGCGTGCTGAGCGTCCAAGAACAAGACAGTGCTGTCTACACAATCACCGCGATTGCATATAACGCCAGCAAATACGACTACATCGAGAACGGCTTTGAACTGCAGCAGCGCGATACCACAGACCTAAACGTCATTCCCGACGCTCCATCCGGCCTGCAGGTGTTGGACATTCCAGTGCCGGGTGGTGGCACCACCAAAGAAGTGCAGTACGAGCTAAATGGCCGCATCGCTATCAAGATCACATTTGCTTGGCTGGGACCAAAGGGCATTAAAAATTTCCGCGTCAAATACCGCCACGAGGACGACAACTTCACCACGCGCACCGTCCAAGGCACCACGTTTGACATTGAGGATGTACGCCCCGGCGCGTACGAGATCCAAGTCAGCAGCATCAGCGCAAGCAACGTCCTGTACAGCTCTCCAGCGATTGCTACTTACATCGTCGAGGGTATTAGTGCTGCGCCGCTGGATGTAACTGGCTTGACGCTGGTGCCGATTAGCGAAGCCCTTGCCGTGCTGACTTGGAATCAGTCATCTGAACTGGACGTGCGTGTTGGCGGCAAAGTCATTATTCGCCACGATCCCCGCAACCTTGCCACCGCCGAGTGGAGTTATAGCAGTCAGATCGTTGATGCTGTCGCCGGTAACGCCACCCAAAAACAAGTCCCGCTGCTGCCTGGAACGTACTTCGTCAAGTTCGAAGACTATCTCGGCAACCGTTCAACCAATGCCACCTCGTTTGAAGTTGCACTGCCCGAATATGAATCGCGCCTGCAGCTTAACTTGTACACAACCATCGGTTACGCCGCTGACTATTACTTTGGTGGTGTGCAGTGGGAGGAAGAAAACCTTGCCACACCGTATAGCGGCACCAAGGTTAATTGTTTGTACGACGGCACAGAGACAGCCTTGGTTATCGACCTTGATTTGTACGTTGCCCTCGATTATTACGAGCCGATCTATGCCGAAGGTGACGGTGAGGCCGAATACTACTTCTCCGAAACGCTGGAACTTGGAGATGTTTTTGATGTCAACTTCCGCCGCTATGTCCTGATCCGTTCGCTGCCCACCAGCGGGAATTTTGATTCTGCATCCGGTCTGTTTGACGAACGCACAGGCTTCTTCGATGGCAACGACGACGACGCCATTAACATCGTCACTTACATCCGCGCCACAGACGACAACCCCGCTGGTACACCTGTGTGGGGACCGTGGACGGAACTAATCAACGGTGTTGTGCAAGGTCGTGCCTTCCAAGTCAAGGCAATCCTGTCCACGGATAACGACTCGGTAAATATCGCGGTTGAATCCCTTCGCATGATCCCTGAGCTGGTACGTCGCGTTACGTCCAGCTCAAACCCCAGCACGGCCTCCCTCGTCACCTATGAGCACGCCTTCTACGACATCTATGCGGTGTCAATCACGCCGGTTGAGCTGCTATCCGACGAGCGTTACCTGCTCTCGAACGTGACCACCACAGGCTTTGAGGTCGATTTTTACGCCGGTGCAGCTACGATTGAAAAGGCGTATCACTACACCGCCACAGGATTCGGGAGAGCATTGTAATGGCGCAGTCGTCTGACCAGACCGTACAAAACGCGACATTCCCGGCGGTCCGCGCCGACATCAATGACAACTTGGCGGCACTGTTCAGCCAAAGTTCTGGCGCAAGTGCTCCCGCCACCACTGTTGCCTTCCAGCCTTGGATCGACACCAGCACCAATCCCGCAACTTGGAGAATTCGCGATGGTGATAACGGCGACTGGATTGTCATTGGCACGCTTGACGCCACTTTTAACGCATTTGCAGTAGGTGGTCTGACTGCAATCGCCAATGGCGGCACCGGCCAAACCACCGCATCGGGTGCCATTAACGCCTTGGTGCCATCACAGACCGGCAACGCCAGCAAAGCCCTCGTTACTGACGGCTCCGTGGTGAGCTGGGGCAGCCTGACCAACTCCCAAGTCTTTTACTACACAACGGTTGGCGCCACGACCTGGACAAAACCATCCACAGGTGTCGTTGCCTTGGTGACCATTTGGGGCGGCGGCGGTGGTGGCGGGCGCAACTCAGCGGGTGGTTCCGGCGGCGGTGGCGGTGGCGCATGTGTGCAAAAGCTCTATCAACTTGCTGATTTGCCTAGCACCGTAACGGTCACCGTTGGCGCTGGTGGTCTTGGTGGTGTTAGCAGTTCTTCAAACGGCGCTGCAGGGGGCACTACAACGTTTGGCGCATTGCTATCCGCCTTTGGTGGCGGTGGCGGCGGAATTGATGAAGGTGGTGGTGGTGGTGGTTCAGCGTCAGCCGGTGCTCTAGGCAGTGCTGGTGGTGCTGGTGGTGCTGGTGGTGGCACCTTGTTTGAAGGTGGTGATGCAACTGCCGGTGGGGCTGCTTTTGGTGGGGCTGCCGGTGGCACTGGAACTGGTGGCAGTTCTGGCTGGGGTGGTGGCGGTGGAGGCTCCACTGGTGGTACATCAATTAACGGTGGCGCTGGTGGGGGCACATCTGTTGCAGGTTTAGTACCGGGTGGTGGGGGCGGACGGGGCTCTGGTGCTGCAGCGGGAAATGGCGGTGCTGGCGCTGCATTGATTGTGGTGTGGTGATGGCTAGCGCATTTATGCTGGCTACAACCTGATTTCAATCGTTTACAGGAATCCTGACCTATGGCTGACCGCAAGATTTCAGATTTGACGGCATTAACGGCGCCTGCTTCTGGCGACTATTTGCCGATTGTTGACATCAGCGAAGCAGCGGCAGCCAACAAAAATAAGCGCATCACGATTGAGGAATTGTTTCGCGGCATCCCGCTTGGCACGGCAGCAGCGCCGAGCATTGCGATTGAAGGCGACGAAAACACCGGCATCTATTCCCCTGGCGCAGACCAAGTAGCCATCTCAACTAATGCAGTTGAGCGTGTTGAGTTTGGCACCAGCGAGGTGGTGTTCAATGATGGTGGCGCCAACTACGATTTCCGCATCGAGGGCGATACCGACGCCAACTTGTTCTTTGTTGATGCTTCGACTGATCGAGTAGGTCTGGGGACTAGTAGCCCTAGCGCCACATTGGATGTTCGCGGATCAGTTGGTGTTGGCGTCCCTCCAAATGGGTCTTGGGGGACTCAAGTTATTGGCTTTGGTAAAGACGGCGCCAGCAATCCTACGTATCCCTTTATTGCAAGTACGACTTCGCAAGATCTTCAAATTGGATCCAATGCGCGTTGGGATGGTACAAACTGGAAATATCAATTTTCCGCAGCCGCGATTACAGCCGCGAGAATGGAGGTTGGTTATAACCAAATCGGTTTTTACAGGGCAGTCTCTGGCGCTGCAGGCAACAACATCACATGGCTGCCATCCCTATTTATAAATGACTCAGGCAACGTAGGGATTGGCACTACAAGCCCTGGGAAAAGACTGGAGGTTAGACCAGGCTCCAGCGGCGATGGAGTTCTTATCGCAAATGGAGGTTACCAAACATTTGGATCTAACGCTACTTTGTATTTATCGGGCGGTGTAAATAACAACGGAGATTTTGCGGGTTTTGCTATTGCTTCTGAACAAACTAGCGCCGCCCAGCACGTTCTGAAATTTTGTAGAGCCACAGCAAACGCAGACAATACGAACTTTGCCGTCTCTACTGAGTACGCCCGCATCGACAACTCGGGACGCCTGTTAGTTGGCACGTCTACTGCGCGTAGTAATTTCTTCAATGGCAGCGTCACGGCAGGCTTACAAGCAGAGTCAACAGGAGAAGGTAGCATCGTTGCCGCAATTCGAAATGTAAACGATGCGGCCGTTGTGCCAGTATTTTTGCTAGCCAAATCCCGTGGAGGTTCAGTTGGAAGCAATACTATTGTTTCTTCTGGAGATTCTCTTGGTTATCTTTCGTATCAAGGTTCAGATGGATCCGAGTTTGTTGAAGCTGCTCGCATTAGTGGCGAAGTAGACGGCACCCCCGGCGCTAACGACATGCCGGGCAGATTAGTGTTCTCCACTACCGCCGATGGTGCGAGCAGCCCGACGGAGCGGATGAGGATTGATAACGCTGGGATAACAATGATTGGCGGTGGCGCCGCAGAGACAAATGGCAGCATTACGATCTACCCAAATAACAGTAACGGGGGTGCCCAAGCTGTATGGAATAGGGCTTCAACAACGGGAGGTACAACTGCGTTTAATTTCAAGAATGGTGGCACCCAGGTTGGAACCGTCGTTTATTCAAATACTGCAACTGCCTACAACACCTCATCTGACTACCGACTCAAGGAAAACGTCGTTCCGCTCACGGGCGCCATTGATCGCTTAAACGAACTTCAGGTTTACCGATTTAACTTTATTGCTGACCCTGATAAGGCAGTCGACGGTTTCATTGCCCACGAAGCGCAAGTCGTTGTCCCTGAGTGCGTTACTGGCACCAAGGATGAAGTAGATGCTGACGGCAACCCTGTCTACCAAGGCATCGACCAGTCCAAGCTGGTGCCATTGCTGACCGCTGCGCTGCAGGAAGCTCTCGCCAAGATCGAAACCTTGGAGGCTCGTTTAACTGCGGCAGGCATCTAAGTCCTACTCTCTAATCACCTTCAAAAGGCGGGCAACCGGCCATTCCCAACAGATTGCACCACCATTAAACTCCCACAGAACCAGTGATCATCATGGCCAAAGCTGCTGCACCCGAAGCACCCCCCACGGTCTTCACCTGGCGCATTGCCAACCTGGAGCGCGAAACCGAAGATGGTTTCGTGATGACGGCACACTATACGATCAATGCTGAAGACGGCACCTACAGTAGTGGTGCTTACGGCAGCCTTGGTTTTGAGCGTCCTGACAAGCTGATTCCTTTTGCCGACCTCACCGAAGAGATGGTGATTGGCTGGGTCAAAAATGCCTTTGGCGCCGAGAAGGTGGCTGAAATTATGGCTGCCCTGCAGAATCAGATCGACGAACAGCGCCATCCGAGCAAAGCTGCGGGCGTGCCCTGGTCGTGACCAACCACGCCTCGATCATCGGCGGTCTATTGGCGCTGCTAACCGCAGTGATTGGCACGACCGTCGCGATCGATTCGCGGTATGCCAAATCTGCCGAGGTGCAGCAGCAGTTCTGCCAGGCTCGCAAACAGTCGCTGCGAGACCGCATTTTTGAGCTTGATTTAAAAAGTGACAAGTCTGCCAGCGACAAGGCACTGCGCGAATACCTGATGCAGCAGCTTAGAGACGGGTGTTGACAATCGACTGATCAGGCATGATAGGCTGTGACCTGTCACGCTTTATCACGATGCCTCAACTCATGGATGTCTGGGAAGCCTTCAAGGCTGAACGCAGCATCACCGTGTGCCCTACCAGCATGGGCACAGATTATCGACAAGTAACGAACTGGCTTAAACGCAGCCCCATTCAGGATCTGGATCAGGCCAGACAGATTTGCATTTGGATGCTGCAGCAAGAGCCTGCGCCATCGGCTCGCAAGGTGGTCATGTACATTCGCAGCATGTGCAAATGGGCAGCGTCTGAAGATATTGGCATGCTGGAGAAGAATCCTGTGGCCAACTTTCGCATGCCCAAGCAATCTCAGCATCGCTGCGAGATCATGATCATACCGCGTGACAAAATCCAGCTGATTTTGGCGGCGCTGTCACATAAATTCCACCACAAGAGCATCGACTGGTCGCTCTACGCAGAAACCATGCTGCAAACGGCAATGCGGACGGGCGAGGTTCGTGCGCTGCGATGGCAAGACATCAAAAATGATCGCATTTTGGTACATGCGAATTACACGTTGACGCATGGCTACAAATCGACCACCAAAACCAACAAGCCGCGGTGGGTGCCCATTAATGATCGCTTTGGCGAGATCCTGGACTCACTACCCAAGGATTCAGAATACATCTTCCCCTGGAATCGCTTGGCATTCCAGTCGTATTTTGCAAAGCGGATGACCGAGCTGCACGACGCTGGTCTGATCGAAGAGTACTACCGTCCGTATGACCTGCGGCACGTCGCGATCAGTCGCTGGATCGAATCTGGAATTCCTGTCATGCAGGCCGCAAAATGGGCAGGCAACACGAGTGAGATCATCTGGAAACACTATGCGAATGTGACTCAGGAATATACAATGCCTGTATTATGATATGACATCATGGTGGTCAGGGCAAAAACTGGCGTTTCTCGCATCGAGCACAAGCCAGGGCCGCCTAAGACCACTCGACAGGGCTATGGCCAGCACTCCAGGCCGCGGCGCAGAGGGCGCAAACCGATGCGTGGGCAAGGCAGATAGTGGATGTCAAAACACGCGAGAATTGGCGCAAGGTCAAAGAGGCCTTGGAGCAAGCAGGCAAAACAGATAACTACATGTATTCACGCGCTGTGGCCATCGTCCGCACGGGCAGCGATCCTGGAATTCCGGACCTACTTAGACTGGGTGGGAGTTCTTTGAATCATGATTGAGATCTGGGCTGCCATAACTGGTGCTTCGATCTCGATCGGCGCTATGAGCTTCATGGGATTCTCGAGAAGGAATGAAGAGGGTCGCGAAGCTGTGGTACGTCTCACCACCGCCGTCGAGCATATCGCCACCCAGCTTGAAGTTTTGCACGTAGACATGAAGGAGGACAGGCGCGAGACCTTCAACCGGATCAGCGGTGTCGAGCAGAGAATCTCTAAGCTGGAAGCAAGGCCTAATTGCCAAACCTGATGGACCCCACCACACTCGCCACTATCGCGATCATCGTTGCAGCTGGCTCCGAGATCATCGCCCTGCTGCCGATCCGCCAGAACAGCTGGGTGCAGCTGCTGGTTCGCGTGTTAAAGCTTCTATTCCCCAAGCGCTGATATGGGCAACGCAGCCGCGATCACGCTGCAAACGCTGTTTAGATACTACAAAGGATTGCCACATCAAACCGCGGCGATCAGCCTGCTCGAGCAAGATCTTGCCGCAAACGGCTACAAAGCTGCAATGCGGCGCGATCGGCCTTGGTTTGAAGCCTGGAGCCAAAATGGCAAGCAGACCGATTTGTCTGAGGCAATCAAGCTGATTAAGGATTTTGAAGGCTGCCATTTAACTGCCTATCCAGATCCGCTCAGCGGTGGCGATCCGTGGACGATTGGCTATGGCACCACCCGCTATAGCGGTGGCGTGCCGGTGAAGCGTGGTGACAAAATCAACGTCATCGAGGCCGACATGCTGTTGCGGCTCGAGGTTGATCGGATCGCTGAAAAACTTGCATCGACTGTGCCCCACTGGCGCGAAATGAATGATGGCCAAAAATGCGCACTGATCAGCTTTGCCTACAACCTGGGATCGGGCTTCTACGGCTCGGCAGGGTTTGAGACCATCTCGAAGCGTCTGGCCGGTCGGAGCTGGTCGGAGGTGCCTGCGGCCATGCTCCTGTACCGCAACCCCGGCACCAATGTCGAAGCCGGTCTCCGGCGCCGTCGTGAAGCAGAAGGACGCGTCTGGGCTGGCACCCCGATGCAGCAGCAGGTGTTCATGCCCAATTCCAGTTTCGCTTTGAAAATCACGCCGCACGTCACCTATGGCGAATTCGCCCTGGAGCAAGAGGCCAGAAGGTTCGATCATCAATACCAGTGCCACACAACTCAAAGACTGGCCGAATTCATAGAACGCGCACGCACTGAATTCGGTGGCAAACCGGTGATCATCACATCCGGTTACAGGCCGCCAGCGATCAACAAGTCTGTCGGCGGCGCTAGTAACTCAGAACATCTGTACAACGCACCCGATGTGGGCGCTGTGGATTGGTATATCCAAGGTGCCGATATCTATGCAGTTCAAGACTGGTGCGACAAGCACTGGCCCTTCAGCCTGGGGTATGGGGCTAAAAAGGGCTTTGTGCACCTGGGCATGCGTGCTGGTAAACCACGCGTGCGCTGGGATTACTGATAGGCTCTGGCCTTAATGCGCAGCTTATTAATGATCACATTTTCTTTATGCCTGATTGCTTCACGGCTCAAATACATCCCGGTGCCGATATCCTGCAGTGACATCGGTGATGAATTATCCAAGCCGTAATGTTTGGTAAGCAGGTCTCTTTCTTCGTGGCTCAGAGATAGCATCCAACGCTGCAGATGCTCGTGCATCATGCTGCGCTCGATGGATTCCCCTAACGAGCGATCGTCATCGATGACCAAATCTATAAGCTCACTTGCATGATTTTCGCTGTTGCATTTGGCATTAAGCGAAGAGCAACCATCTGCATGCGCGATGTATGCATTGAATAAATGAATGGACACATCGCAGTGCTCGATGCATTCAGATTTGCTCGGGTATCTGCCATTGTCTCGATAGAACTCCAAGGTGAATTTGCGCAGCTTGCCCAGCGTCTGGACACCAACCACAGGCAGCTTGATCATGCGGTCATATGCCTCGAGCCCCCTGGCAATAGACTGTCTGATCCACCAGTAGGCATAAGTGCTGAATTTATAGCCTCTTTCAGGGTCGAACTTCTCGATGCTGCGTGCGAGGCCCATGCAACCCTCTTGCACCAGATCATCGATGGTCATCGACTTTGATTTGATCATGTAGCGCTTGGCAGCGAAGACCACCAGCCGCAGATTGGCACAAAAGAATTTGTCATATGCACGGCGCCCGATCGTCGCAGTGCGCCGTTCAGATCTGCTCAGTTTGGTCCGCTTGCGCAACGGCAACCAAGCTTGAATTAGCCTGGCAAGCTCAATCTCTTCCGTTGGGGTGAGCAACGGATACTTGCCGATATTCTCGAGGAAGTCGTCAAATGCGGTAGACATCAGTAGTCGAATTCGCAGCTGAGAACGCGTGGCTCAAATTCGGTGCGCGCAGCTGCCACTTTGGCGACATGACATGCGCGTTCGAATGTCACAAATTTTAAAGCGGCAAGCTCATTGCTTGTCAGCCTGATGCCGCTGTCGTCCGGCGCAGGGTCAGCCAGATACAAATCACCAACGGTGATCAAAAAACGGGTGCGTGTGCGGGTCATGCGTTTGGCAGTGAGAGATCTGCGATAAGTGCTTTGAGGAGAATCAGATAGAGGATCGCGTCATCGATGCGTCCGTCGATAGACTCAGACAGCACCGGCATGCGCTCATCCTGGATAGCGCTGACATACTCAGCAATGGCATCGAGGTGCTTTTGCATGTACACCAGCAGCACCGTGGTGGGCTGCAAACGCAACTGACCACCCAGTCGTTTGAAATTGGCGAGCTGATCGGCATCGTGTGCATATTCTGCACCCTTGCTCTCGGTCAGCGCCCACAGATGCTCAGCTGTTTGGGTCAGCAGCAGCTTGAATTCAGAACCATTCACGGCTGACGCGCTCCCAGGGTGCTTCGAT